AGTTAATAGTAGTAAATATTTTAAAGACGATCTTTACTTTTGTCAAATAGATCAAATATATTTATATAAAAAAATATACAAATGGTATGCGTTTGCTGATAGATGCTTTGCTATGCCACTTGAAAACAATAATGATCTAGAGCTCGATAAAGAGCAAAAGCTTATTGGTGTATTAAAATACGGTAATAAGTCCTTAGAAGCTAAAGGAATAAACGAGGGAGACACTATAGGGTTTACACCTAACAGTGAATTTGAGTTTATTGTAAACGACCAAAGGCTTTATTGTATGAAATCAAATGATATTGTAATTAAGTATGAGCACCAAGAAAACCAAGTTGAATATAATCCAAGCTGGGCAAAGAGCAGTTGAGGAATTAATTAAGGTAGCTAAAGAACCTATTGTAGATTCAGATGATGACATCTCAGCTGATCGTTTAAAAAACGCAGCTGCAACAAAAAAGTTAGCTATATTCGATGCGTTTGAAATACTTAACCGTATTGAAGAGGAAAAGAATATGCTTGAAGATAATTCAAGTGATAGCAAGCAAAAATCCTTTAAGGGTTTCGCAGAAGGTAGATCCAAGTAATGTATAAACAAACTTTATTTACTGTACTTACAGATCATATAAAACCTCACGTGCTTAAAAGAAATAACAAAAGCAAAAAGTGGGAGTACGGTTATAATAAAGAACATGACGTGATTGTTATAAGTAAGAACGGTCAAATAGGTGAAGTATATGAAATACAAAACCTTAAAATAGCGTTACCACCTTTTAAAGGTAAACTAAATAAGGATAAAGACAAATGGTCTAGAGAAGAATATCCTAAAGAATTAAATAAAATTAAAAGTGTATTTGAGTGGAATAAATACCCAGAGCACTTTAAAGAAAGATGGTATGATTATATCGATGAACAATTTAAACGTCGTAACGAAGGTCATTGGTTCAATAACAAAGGTGTTGCTACTTATCTCACTGGCACTCACTACATGTACTTGCAGTGGAGTAAAATTGATGTTGGGGCAGCAGATTTTAGGGAGTCAAACAGATTATTCTTTATATTCTGGGAAGCTTGCAAAGCAGATCAAAGATGCTACGGTATGTGCTACCTTAAAAACAGACGATCAGGTTTTTCATTCATGGCATCAGGCGAAACTGTTAACTTGGCAACAATCAGTTCAGATTCAAGATTCGGTATCTTATCAAAATCAGGGGCTGATGCTAAAAAAATGTTTACAGATAAGGTAGTACCTATATCAATTAACTACCCGTTCTTTTTTAAACCAATACAGGACGGTATGGATCGTCCAAAAACAGAACTAGCGTACAGAGTACCAGCATCAAAGCTAACTCGTAGGAAACTAGATCAAGGTGAAACACCCGACGAAGTAGTAGGACTTGATACAACTATTGACTGGAAAAATACAGGTGACAATAGTTATGATGGTGAAAAATTAAAACTACTTGTGCATGATGAATCAGGTAAATGGGAGAGACCTGATAACATATTGAATAACTGGAGGGTTACAAAAACAACTCTTAGATTAGGTAGTAGAATTGTCGGTAAGTGTATGATGGGATCAACATCAAACGCTTTAGATAAAGGTGGTGAAAACTTTAAAAAATTATACTATGCTTCAGGCGTTACAAAAAGAAACCGCAACGGACAGACTAGCTCAGGACTATATTCTTTGTTCATACCTATGGAGTGGAATTACGAAGGATTCATTGATACTTATGGACACCCTGTCTTTGATACGCCGGCAAAATCAGTTGAAGGAGCCGACGGACTTGAAATTGAAGTAGGTGTTATAAACCACTGGGAAAACGAAGTTGAAGGTTTAAAAGGTGATCAAGATAGTTTAAATGAATATTATAGGCAGTTTCCCCGTACGGAACAACATGCTTTTAGAGATGAAACAAAACAGTCTTTATTTAATCTAACTAAGATATACGAGCAAATAGATTATAATGATGAATCTGATAACTCTAAATTAATAACAAGAGGTAACTTTGTTTGGCAAGGTGGTATAAAAGATACCGTCGTTAATTTTATGCCAAATAAAAATGGTAGGTTCTTAATTTCATGGGTTCCACCTATAGAATTACAAAATCGTGTAATAATAAAAAATGGAGTTAAATATCCTGGTAACGAGCATTGTGGTGCTTTTGGATGTGACTCATACGATATATCAGGTACAGTAGATAATAGAGGATCTAACGGAGCTCTTCATGGGCTTACAAAGTTTTCTATGGAAAACGTACCGGCTAATATGTTTTTCTTAGAATACATATCAAGACCTCCAACGGCTGAGATATTCTTTGAAGATGTGCTTATGGCTTTGCATTTTTATGGAATGCCATTGCTTGCAGAAAATAATAAACCTAGACTTTTATATTATTTAAAACGTAGAGGTTACAGAGCTTTCTCAATAAACAGGCCAGATAAATTAAAACTGTCTGTAGCGGAAAGAGAGATAGGTGGAATACCTAACTCATCAGAAGATATCAAGCAAGCTCACGCTGCTGCTATAGAGTCTTATATAGAAGATCACGTTGGGCTTAAAGAAACTATGTATGGTAATATGTATTTTCAAGAAACATTAGAAGACTGGGCTAAGTTTAACATAAACAATAGAACAAAGCACGATGCTTCTATTAGTTCTGGTCTAGCCATCATGGCGTGTAATAAAAATAGGTACACACCTATGAACATAGTTAAAAAAAATGTTGTTCCTTTAGGTTTCAAGAAATTTGATAACCAAGGTAGTATTTCAAAAATAATAAAATAGATGATTTATACTAATTCTAGTAGCACTTTTCCAAGTCAGGTAGTACCAGACGCAGAGAAAAAGACTTATGAATATGGTTTGTCCGTAGCCAAAGCTGTCGAAGGCGAATGGTTTAGAGGAGACAGAGGAACTGGAAACGGCGGAAGGTTTGGAAATAACTGGTCTAGATTTAACGATTTAAGACTATACGCTAGAGGTGAGCAAAGTGTAGCGAAGTATAAAGATGAGCTATCTATTAATGGTGATTTATCTTATTTAAATCTAGACTGGAAACCAGTAGCTGTATTATCTAAGTTTGTAGATATTGTAGTAAATGGTATGACTGATAAAGGTTACGAAATAAAGTCTTTTGCTTCAGACCCTTATGCTCTAAAAGAAAGAACTAATTATGCTTTTAATGCGTTAAGAGACATAACCAACAAAGAGTTAATACAAGGATTTAACGACATTACTGGTAAAAACTTTTTCAAAACACCAGATCCAGATCAATTACCTGGGAACAGGCAAGAGTTAGACATGTATTTGCAATTAAATTATAAACAAGCAATAGAAATAGCAGAGGAAGAAACTATATCTAATATTTTTGATTATAATAAATACGAAGAAACAAAAAAACGTTTAGCTTACGATTTAGCTGTTTTAGGTATATCAGCTGTTAAAACTAATTTTAATTTAGCTAATGGTATTACCGTTGAGTATGTAGATCCAGCAAGTTTAGTTTATTCATACACAGATGATCCTAATTTTGAAGACATATACTACGTGGGTGAAGTTAAAAGCTTATCACTTGAAGAAATTAAAAAACAATTTCCTGACTTAACTCAGGCTGATTTAGAAGAAATACAACAATACGCTGGTAACAATAATTATAGAACTAATTTTTATAATTATGACTATGATACTAATTTAATACAAGTATTATATTTTGAATATAAAACTTATTCTAATCAAGTATTTAAAATAAAGCAAACAGATCAAGGTCTTGAAAAAGCTCTTGAAAAACCAGACACGTTTGATCCACCAGAAAGTGACAACTTTAATAGAGTGCATAGAGCTATAGAGGTTTTATATAGTGGTGCTAAAATACTTGGGCAAGAAAAAATGTTAAAATGGGAGCTAGCTGAAAATATGACTAGGCCGTATAGCAACCAAACAAAAGTTCAAATGAACTATAGCATATCTGCGCCTAGAATGTACAAGGGTAGAATAGAAAGTATTGTTAGTAAATGTATAGGGTTTGCTGATATGATACAGCTTACGCATTTAAAAATACAACAAGTGCTAGCGCGTATGGTACCAGATGGTGTTTATATAGACGTTGATGGTTTAGCAGAAGTTGATCTTGGTAATGGCACAAGCTATAATCCAGCTGAAGCTTTGAATATGTATTTCCAAACTGGTAGTATTGTAGGTAGAAGTTTAACGCAAGATGGTGATCCTAATAGAGGTAAAGTTCCTATTCAAGAGCTACAAACCTCTTCTGGTATGGCTAAAATACAAGCGTTAATACAAACATATCAATATTATCTACAAATGATACGTGATGTAACAGGGCTTAACGAAGCTAGAGACGGTAGTCAACCAGCTAAAGATTCATTAGTAGGTTTACAAAAATTAGCAGCTGCAGCCTCTAACACAGCTACAAAACACATACTCCAGTCTTTAATGTATTTAACAGTTAGAACAGCTGAAAATATTAGCTTAAGAGTAGCAGACATGTTAAACTTCCCATTAACTAAAGAAGCTTTACTTGGATCTATAAATCAATTTAATGTGTCTACTTTAGAAGAAATAGATAAGTTAAACGCACATGAGTTTGGTATATTTTTAGAGCTGGAACCTGATCAAGAAGAAAGTCAATTATTAGAATCAAATATACAAACAGCTTTACAGGCTGGTCTTATAGATTTGTCTGATGCTATTGATATTAGACAGATTAAAAATTTAAAATTAGCTAATCAATTTTTAAAGTATAGACAAAGAGTAAGAGCTGAAGAGGTTAAACAAGCTCAGCTACAAAATATAGAAGCTCAAGCTCAAGCCAACGCCCAAACAGCTGAGCAGGCGGCTTTAGCAGAAATGCAAAAACAACAAGCTTTAGCCGAAACTGAATTAAAAATAGAGCAAGGTAAGTCTCAGTTTAAAATTCAGCAAATGCAAACAGAAGCTGAAATAAAAAGAGGTTTAATGGCTGAAGAGTTTGGTTATCAAATGCAATTAGCTCAAGTTAAAGCTCAAGCTGAAAAAACAAAAGAAAAAGATATAGAAGATCGTAAAGACGAGCGTGCTAGAATTATAGGTACACAACAATCAGAAATGATTTCACAGCGTCAAAACGATGAACTACCTAAAAACTTTGAGTCATCTGGATTTGACTCACTAGGAGGATTTGGACTTGAACAGTTTGAACCTCGTTGAAAATAAAATCCTTTAATTTTATACTATTATATTATGTCAGAAGAAGTAAAACAAGAAGGAGAGTTTAAAATAAAAACTCCTTCAAAGCCTAAAAATTTAGGTGATAATATAGGTGAACCTATTAAAGTGAACATGAAAGAACCTTTAATAGATATTAAGCCAGATGTTAAAAAAGTAGTAATCACAAAAGAAGACGCTAATGCCGTTCAAACACAGGAGACAAATGATAGCGATGCTATTATCGAAGAGTCCAAAGACAGTAGCGACAGCGAAGAAGTGGTTGAAGAAGTACGGACCGCCGAAGAAACAATAGATTCTCCTTTAACTGCAATTGAAGAAACAAAAGAGGAAACTAAAGAAGTTGTACAAGAACAGCCACAGCAAAATGTTGTAGAGCAAAAACAACTACCAGAAAATATTGACAAGCTAGTTACTTTTATGGAAGAAACTGGTGGAACTGTAGAAGACTATGTTAGGCTTAATGCAGATTATACCAACGTTGATAATAAGACTTTAATTAGTGAATATTATAAACAAACTAAACCACACTTAGATTCTGAAGATGTAAGTCTTTTATTAGAAGACTTTGATTACGATGAAGATATAGATGAACCAAAAGATATACGCAAAAAGAAAATTGCGTTTAAAGAGGAGGCTGCAAAAGCTAAAGACTTTCTTGAAGGCTTAAAGAGTAAATACTACGACGAGATCAAGTTGAGACCGGGCGTAACTCAAGACCAACAAAAAGCTACAGACTTTTTCAACCGATACAACGAAGAGCAAGACTCTATAAAGCAAAAACAGGATATTTTTTTAAACAAAACATCTAATCTTTTCACTGATGATTTCGAAGGTTTCGATTTTAATGTTAGTGAAAAAAAATTTAGATATAATATTAAAAATCCTAAACAGATAGCAGAGCAACAATCTGATATTACTAATTTTGTTAAGACGTTCTTAAACAATAAAGGAGAAATGTCAGATGCTAAAGGTTATCATAAAGCTTTATATGCAGCGCGAAATGCTGATACTATAGCGCAACATTTTTATGAGCAAGGCAAAGCTGATGCTGTTAAAGATGTTATGGCTAAATCTAAAAATATAAGTAATGAACCTAGGCAAACAGCTTCTGGTGATGTATTTATAGGGGGTTTAAAAGTAAAAGCAGTTAGTGGTCTTGATTCTTCAAAATTAAAAATCAAAACAAAAAAATTTAACTAACAAAAATTATAATTATGGCTTTAACTCCACAATTTGGTTCTTTGGTGCCAACTTCAACTCAACAGTTGCTGGCTACAAACTACCTACAATTTAACACAGGTGCTGGTGCGGATTTTGCACAACAGTATTTACCTGAAATTTATGAACAAGAAGTAGAGCGTTACGGTAACCGTACACTATCTGGATTCTTACGCATGGTTGGCGCAGAAATGCCAATGACATCTGATCAAGTTATTTGGTCTGAACAAAACCGTTTGCATATTGCTTATGACGATTGTACACTACCTGGTGGTGGTGTTATCCGAGTAGCTCCCGCAGCTGGTGCAGCTACGAAACAAAATGTTATTTCTGTAAATGATACAGTAGTAATTTTGGACACTGTGACTGGTGCTGAGCAAAAAGGTATTGTTACGGCTTCTGTACAAGCAGTTGTTGGTGGTACTAACGGTGATATTACTGTTTCTAACTGGGACGGAACTGTTGGTGGTGCTGGACTTACTTCTGGTAGTATCAAAGTATTTGTATATGGTTCTGCATATGCAAAAGGAACTAGCATGGTAAGCGGCGGTAGTGTTGCTGCTGGAACTCAACCTAGAAATTCTATCACTCCTCAACTAACTCAATACTCAAACTCTCCAATTATTATTAGAGATCAGTATGTAGTTAATGGTTCTGATATGGCTCAGATTGGTTGGGTAGAAGTTGCTACTGAAGACGGTACTTCTGGATATCTATGGTATTTAAAGGCTGAATCTGAAACTCGCTTGCGTTTTGAAGATTACCTAGAAATGGCTTTGATTGAAGGTGAGGAAAGTGCAATTGGCGCTGGAGCTGGTGTAGGTGCAGGTCTTGTTCCTGGTACTCAAGGTTTATTTGCTGCTATTCAAGAACGTGGTAATGTAGAAGTAGGATTTACTGCTGCTGCTGGACTAGACGAATTTGATGCAATTCTTAAAAACCTAGATACCCAAGGTGCTATTGAAGAAAACATGTTGTTTTTACAACGTCAAACTTCACTAGATTTTGATGATATGCTATCTGCGATTTCTGCTGGTTCTGCTGGTGGTACTGCATTTGGTCTTTTCGAAAATTCTGAGGAAATGGCATTGAACCTAGGATTCTCTGGATTCCGTCGTGGTTCTTACGATTTCTATAAGACTGACTGGAAATATCTAAATGATGCTTCAACTCGTGGTGGTGTTACTGGAGTAAATTCTATCGAAGGTGTATTAGTTCCTGCTGGAACAAGTACAGTTTACGATCAGATTTTAGGATCTAACATCCGTCGTCCATTCTTGCACGTACGATACAGAGCTTCACAGAGTGACGATCGTCGCATGAAGTCTTGGTTGACTGGTTCTGCCGGTGGTGCTTTTACCTCAACTCTAGATGCAATGGAAGTAAACTTCCTATCTGAAAGATGTTTGGTAACTCAAGGTGCTAACAACTTTGTACTATTCAAAGGAGTGTAATCACTTAAGTAATACTTACCCCTGATGTAATTTCAGGGGTAACTATTACCTTTATTAATTATTTAATTTTATTATATCATGGCTAAAGAAGCTAAAGCAGTAGAAACAACTGAGGTTGCACCTCAAAAAACAGTTAAGGCTAAAACTGTAGAACAAAAACCAAGTAAACCTGAGTGGGAAATTAAAGAGCGTATTTATTATTTAACAGGTAATAAATCTCCTTTGACTTTAAAAATTCCAGGTAGACACACTAAAAAACATGCATTACTATATTTTGACGAAGCTACAGGTAAGCAAAGAGAAATTAGATATGCAACAAACCAAGACTCACCACTTGTTGATGAGCAAAAAGGTGAAGTAACTTTAGGTCATATTATGTTTAGAGATGGATCGTTAACCGTACCTAAGCAACAACAAAACCTACAAAAACTACTTTCATTATACCACCCTTTGAAAGGTAAATTGTATCAAGAATTTAGCGCTGTTGAAGAAGCAGGAGACGAACTTGATACTATTGAACTACAAATAGACGCACTTAATGCAGCTAAATCTATGGATATAGATCAAGCAGAGGCTATTATGCGTGTTGAGGTTGGTTCTAAAGTATCTCAGATGAGTTCTAAAGAACTTAAACGTGACTTATTATTGTTTGCTAAAAACAATCCACAACTGTTTATAGAACTTGCTAATGACGAGAATGTACAGTTAAGAAATGTAGCTATCGTAGCTTCTGAAACTGGCGTTATTAATCTTTCACAAGATCAAAGAACATTTACTTGGGGTAGTAATGGAAGAAAACTAATGAACGTACCGTTTGATGAAAACCCGTATTCAGCAATGGCTGCTTGGTTTAAAACAGACGAAGGCGTAGAAGTTTACAAATCAATAGAGAAAAAACTTCTTTAACGTGTAATAATATATCAGGGCGTGTAATGCGCCCTGTATATAAATAAAAATATCAATGGCAATAAACGTAAACACTGTATATCAAACCGTTTTACTTATACTCAACAAAGAACAGCGTGGTTATATAACACCTGATGAGTTTAACAAAACAGCTACACAGGTTCAATTAGATATATTTGAACAGTACTTTGATGATTTAAACCAGCAATTACGAGTGCCACAAGCAGATTATGATTATTCTGATAGACAAATTAATATAGATGAAAATATATCTATTTTTAAAGCTATTGGAACTTGCGGTTTTAGTACTAATCATTTTAATTTACCAACCACAGACGCAACAAGCGGAGCTACCGTTGTTTATAATGATAATCCTGGAAATGATGAAGTAGCTTTTTATAGACTTGGAACAGTTACATACACACCTGCAGCGGGTGATCAAGTAGAATTACAAAGATTACAGCGTAATGAATTTTACAACATACAGGCGTCTCCACTTACAAAATCAACAAAATCATTTCCTACATACTTATACGAAAATAATAAACTATTTGTAAGACCTATTGAACTTACCTCTGGTATAGAAGCTTCTTTTGTTAGAAAACCTCTTAATGTAAAGTGGGCTTTTTCTACTGGAAATTTAGGTCAATATGTTTATGATCCTAACAACTCTCAAAACTTTGAGATAAACAACAATGAACAAGTAGAAGTTATTTTAAGAATACTACAATATTCAGGTATTATAATTAGAGATCCTCAAATAATACAAGCTGCAGCTAGCGAAATACAGCAAAATGAAATAAATCAAAAAAGTTAACATATGGCATTGCTTACTGAAAACAATAGACAATATTACGAAGGAGCTCAGTCTTTTACAGCTAACGCGGGTGGAACAGCAGGTCAAAGCTTTACAACTACATTTAATACAGATTTAATTTTTAAATCTTACGATCCCCAAGAAATAAACTACACGCAAAATAATTTCAAACTATATAGTAGCGCTACAGGCGCCGCTGGTAGTTATTCAGAATTTACAGATGCTTACACTGTTTCTGGCAATACTATAACTATTACGGGTGTTTTAAGTGCTAACTTAATTTTAGTTGTACAGCTTAAAAAACTAGATGGTGGTAATTATGGTAATTTAATAGCAGACAAAGCTTATGGTACTGTAGTTGAAGAAAATTATGGTTCGTATTCTTACACTAAATTAAATGATATTATAAATAATTTTTTAATAGCTTACGTAGGTGCTGGTAAGCTTATACCAAGCGTTAAAAGAACTGATGTTATATTTCACGCAAAACGTGGATTACAAGAATTTAGCTATGATACACTTAGAAGTAAAAAATCACAAGAGCTTACAGTTCCTAAAAATCTAAGCGTTGCTCTTCCGCAAGATTACGTTAATTACACAAACATATATTGGGTAGATAATGCTGGGCGTCAGCACATTATAATGCCTACTAATAATCTTCATCAAAGCCCTAACGAACTTCCAGTTCAAGATACAGAAGGAATTCCAATTCAAGATAATTTTAACGACAATATAGAATCAGGTGATTCTATAATAGACGGCAATTGGGCTAACAACAACTCGGGTAATCAAAGCAATTTGTTAAACGATCCACTAGCTGCTGCTGAGTTTTATAACGATTATATAAACATGGTAGGCTACGGTCAGCAGTATGGTTTAGATCCTCAGTATGCTAACATTAATGGTTATTTTAATATTAATACGAGAATAAATAAAATATCTTTTTCAAATAATCTAGTTGATAAAATAATAAATTTAGAATATATATCAGACGGTCTTTCTAGTGATTTAAATACTGAAATACCTAAGATGGCTGAAGAGGCTTTATACGCATACATGCTGCATGCTATAATAGCTTCTAAAATAAATCAACCTGAGTATGTAGTACAAAGACTTAAAAAAGAAAAAAGTGCTAAACTGCGTAATGCTAAAATACGTTTGTCTAATATAAAGCTAAACGAGTTTGTGCAAGTTACACGTGGTAAATCTAAATGGATAAAACACTAAAATTAAATGGCTGAAGTAAAAAACGCGTTCATCAAATCAAAGATGAACAAAGACCTTGATGCTAGGCTTATGCCACAAGGTGAATATCGCAACGCTGTAAACGTGCAGATTAGTAAGTCAGAAGGTGATGATGTTGGCGCATTAGAGAATGTATTAGGTAATAAATTTATAGCTGATTTTAATGCCGCGAACGGCGGTGTTTCTGTAGGTAGTTGTATAGGTTTTTTTGTCGATGAATTTAATAGCACTGTATATTTATTTTTTACAGACTATACAGATCCATATACTGACAATGTATCTACTTACAATAAAAATGCTAAAAATTTTATATTTAGTTTTAACACTAGAAATAGTATTATTACTAAATTAGTACAAGGTTCTTTTTTAAATTTTTCTACCAACAAACCTATTATAGGTGTAAACCTATTAGAAAATTTATTATTTTTTACAGACAATAGAAATCAACCTAGAAAAATAAATATTCAATTAGCTAAAGACGAAGGTGTAGGTTATTACAATACAGAAGATAAAATATCTGTAGCTAAATATAATCCTCACGAATCTATTCAAGTTATAAAAGAAACATCTTCTGGGTCTGGAGTTTATGAAACTACAATGAAAGATAGGTTTAGTGAGTATATTCCTTTAAACGATAGCGCTTTACCTAACGTGCTACCAAATCCGTATTGGGCAGGTGAAGATCCTAGTGGTAACCCTAACTTTGCTGGAGATCCTCAGTACTTAGAAGATAAATTTGTAAGATTTAGTTATAGATTTAAATTTATAGATGGTGAATATTCTATATTTGCTCCATTTACACAAGAGTGTTTTATACCTAAACAAGATGGATATTTTTTATCAGGTGACGAACAACAAACAGTAGCTAGCACTATTGTTGAGTTTATGGAAAATAAAGTAAATGAAATAGCTTTACAAATACCGATGCCTAAAAAACCAGATGGTACTACAGCTGCTGTTAGTGAAATAAATTCTTTGTTTAAAATAACTGAAATAGATATTTTATATAAAGAATCAGATTCTTTAGCAACTCAAGTAGTAGAAACCATACAGGTTGTTGGTAATCCTTTATTTACTGGAACAGATACTACGTTTGAATATTCGTACTTATCTACAAAACCTTACAGAACTCTTCCAGAAGCAGAACTTATTAGAGTATACGATAAAATTCCAGTAAAAGCTTTTGGTCAAGAAGTTATTAGCAACAGAGTTGTTTATAGTAATTTTCAAGACAAGCACACGCCTCCTCCTGGCATTGATTATCAAGTTTCTGCAACTCCTAAATATGATAACTCTAACACGTATACTTCTTTATCTCAAGTTGAATATCCAAACCATAGCGTAAAACAAAACAGAAACTATCAAGTAGGTATTGTATTATCTGATAGATATGGTAGACAATCAACAACTTTGCTCTCAAACAATACTAGCGCTTCTAGCGAAACATTTAGAGCTGATACTGTTTATCTTCCTTACGAAGATTCTAATAACTCTATAACTTTTCCAGGAGATTCTTTAAAAGTTCAATTTAATACACTGTTTGTAGGAAATGGATTTGATAAAGACGAACTTACTGGAATACCTGGTTTATACAATGGAGATCCTACAAGTGATGGCTATAATCCACTTGGTTGGTATAGTTATAAAATTGTAGTTAAGCAACTAGAGCAAGAGTATTATAATGTATATGCGCCCGGGGCGATAAAAGGTTCGCCATATTACACCGGCACGGCTACAGCTACAAATCCACAAGAACAAAACGCATCTTTTATAACTTTATTAAACGATAATATAAATAAAATTCCAAGAGATTTATCTGAAGTAGGTCCTCAAGATAAACAGTTTAGAAGTTCTGTCAGGCTTTTTGGTAGAGTTGTTAACATTAATATAGAGTTTAGCAATATTGGTAACGAACAATATTTTCCAGGTAGAAAATCTTTTACCACAAACACTATAGAAGATCTGTTTGATATTTTTGATGTTAATGATTATGACCCTCAACAACCAACGCCTATAACTAGTCCAAATAATCCTTATTACGCTTTTTATAGATCTGAATCTAATCCTTTTGTAGCAGAGTTTATTACTTCTCAAACAGCTTCAAATCAATTTGGTATAATTAATTTAGAAACATTAACAAACCCATCAACCACTTTTGAAAAATTTGAAAATTTAAGTATATTAGAAACAAAACCAACAACATCTAGATTAGATATATTTTGGGAATCTAGTACATCAGGCTTAGTATCAGTATTAAACACAGCTATAGATGCGGGTGCTGGTGGTGGTGCTGGGGCTGGTGTTGGAAATTTCACACCTACACTAACAGAAGCTACTTCGCCTGGTGATGTAGTTGTGGATAATTTTTTCTTTACAGATTTAGTTGGTAATCCACTTAACCCGAATCCAACAACAGTTACTTTAGTTAGGCAGTATAATAATGCTACGGGCACTGATGTAACAAAGTTTAACCTTGTTGATAATGGTGATGGTACTTATGATATAACAGTACAAGCTGGAGAATATTTTTACTACGGTTCAAATGGAACTACATATGCTTTAGAATTTAATGTAGATGGTGGAAGTCCAAACTTTACAAGAACAATATCTATTGGCAATATAGCTCCTTCTATAACTAATACTCCAACTACTATAACCGCTACAAGAGGTCAAGTTAATATACTAACACCAATAACAAGTGTTAATGGTTCTAACCCAGCAGGAGGTCAATCTACTATAGGTTTAACATATTCTATTACTTCGCAAAGTGGTAATGGTAATTTTGTAATATCAAGTGGTAATGTAACTAACAATGATTCTACAGCTCAAGGTACTGGTACGTTTACACTACAAGTAACAGACGCTGGTGGCGCTACAGGATCAACAACGTTTACTGTAAACTTTACATATCCTGCGGTACCTAGTAATTTTACCGATGGCAGTATGACTACAATCATGCAAGATGGTGAAGGCGCTTCGTTATATTTTGCTAGCAACGCTACTGGTATTTCTACTGGAGCCACTACAGTTGTTAACTCTGGAACTACCAACAACTACATGCAAGGGTTTAGTTCTTTAACTAGTTTAAATTCTACTGTAATTAACGATTTATGTACTCCTGGTAGTAATTACACTGGCCAGTATACAAATAAATCTTCATCAGGAGGTTTAACTCAAGGCACGTTTTATGTTATAATATGGATTAATAATTTATATCCTATGGCGGCAGGAACTCCAGGTGGAGTTACATCTATTACTTCTGAATTAAATCAAAGGTTTGCAATACAGTATAGAACTAATTCAAATAACTCTTGGCAAGCTGCTAATGATTTAAATGGAGATTCTATACAATATAATGGCGGCACCTATAGGATTGAACCAATTACATACAACACCTACTCAAAAGCCGGTATGGTTAACACTACCAACACTTCAACAAGTTTTGGCACAAACGGTATAGGTATTAACGCTACAATATTTACTGATAACATAGCTATCACAAGCGCCCCATCGGGAAGAGTTTTTGCGTTTAATAATCCTGGTGATTATAGATTTTTACTTGGTAATCTTGCAGGTGGTGGTGGTGTTCAACACCCGTTTCCTTACGATCAACCACCCGTAACAGTTACACCCCCTTTTGGTTTAAATGGTTCTTTAGACTGTAATAATTCAAACTTATATCTTCAAGGATCTATATCTATTGGTGATTTTTATAACCCAGGAGTAGTTGGTACGGGTCCGCGTGCCATAGCGCCTGAGTTTTCAACTTATGGAAGTGTTTATAAATATAGAATATCATCAACTGGTAGTGCCACTCCTGTGACAAATCCAGATATTGATAGTTCAACTTTTCCTAATCCACCTTCTGGATTTACAGATATATATGCAGCAGAGCCTTTTGCTAAATATGTGACTCAATTTTACACAGACGTAAATCTTACAACAAAATTTACAGCTACTAATAATTATTATTATTATTTTTGTAGATTAGAATATATAGATCCAGAAAGCTTAGCTTTTCCAGTGCAATTCGCGTCTAGCTATGAATCAAACAACGGCCCAGGTGTTTATCAAACTAGATTAAATTCAACAGGTTTAAATATTGATTCAACACCTATAATTAGCTTATATACTTAAAATATGGCAACAGCAGTAGAAGTAAAATATTTTAATTCCTTTTTATTGAAAAAGACAATGCCTACTGGAGCAACAGGGACTACAGATCCTATATGGATGGGTAGCACAGGTGTTCCGTCTGGTTCTAATGGTAGTTACCCTGTAACAGCTGTTAATAGTACAGATCAAGCTAATAGCTGGGGCATTGAAGAAGCTAGAATAAGAGGTGGTTTTAACAATACTAATGTATCTTATGGCGCTAAAGCTTATTTAGTAGAAGACGAACCAAACGCATCTGACAGAATTAACAGTATGATATACTCAGGTATATTTAATTCTAGAACAGGTATTAATGATACTAATGTATTTAGCGTTGGTGAAGATATAACTAGATCTGTAGATCCTGCAAATGGTAGTATACAGAAGTTATATGCTGAAGACACAAACCTTGTTATATTCCAAGAGAATAAAGTTAGTAAAGCTTTAATAGATAAAGACGCTATATATTCTGCTGAAGGACAAGGCTCTGCTGTTAGTACGCTCAATCTGGTTATAGGTCAAATAATTCCTTATGCTGGAAACTTCGGTATTAGTAAAAATCCAGAGAGCTTTGCTGTGTATGGATATAGAAAATATTTTACAGACAAAAATAGAAACGCTGTAATGCGTTTATCTCAAGACGGTCTTACTGAAATATCTAACTATGGTATGATAGACTATTTTAGAGATACTTTTGGGGCGTTAGATTCTGCTGGTGAAAAAGGTAAAGCTATAGGTGGTTGGGATATATACACAAAGCAATATATACTAAGTGTTCAAGGTGAAAATATACCAACTGTTTCTGCTAATAGTTATCAAACACTTTCGTTTGATGAATCTGTTAGAGGTTGGACAAGCTTTTTTACTTATAATCCTGAAAGAATATTGAGTGTTCAAAGTAAGTTTTACAGTGTTAAAAATGGTAAGTTGTGGGAACATAATTATCAAACTGGAAATAATGATGATAGGTCTACTTTCTACAATACATACTCTGACTCTAGCGTTACGTTTATATTTAATCCTAAACCTAGTATGTCTAAAGTATTTAAGACTGTTAATTATGAAGGATCGACTGGCTGGGAAGTTTCTGTACCAAATCCAAATTACGATCCTGCAGAACCAATATCACTGACTAACCCAGTTAAAATAGGTGCTTTTAACGCTGCTAGAAGTTTTGAATTAAACGACACTTCTAATTTAGTTTATAGCTACGACGAAGGATCTTATACGCAAAATGGTATACAGTATTATGCTGGTTTTTACAATAAAGAAGGAAAGTATTTAGCTAATCTAGTTAATTCAAGTCAAGCAACACAAGGCGAGGTTGTATTTGGCAACAGCATGACAGGTGTAAAAGGTTATTATTCTACTGTAACTATAAGAACAGATAATAGCACTCAAGTAGCTGGACTAGGTGGTAAAGCTAGAGAATTGTTTGCTGTATCTTCTGAATATGTAGAATCAGCTTATTAAATCAAATGAAAATACGTCAAGAAAATATAGAAAACTTTTACCCAACAATGTTAAAATGGGCAGACGCGCACATGTTTGCTTTGCCTGATAGAGCTTTAATGCCTTGGGATATATTTGTTTTAAGCGATGACGAAGGAGTAGATAAATATTGTGTAGGTTTGTGGATAGCTAGCCATGTGGCTATAACAGCTTTTCCATTATCTAACATAGAAGCAAAGCCTAGTGTTAAAAATCTATATAAACTTTACGAATATTTAGAAGAGTACATAAAAAAATTAAATCAGTTAGAAGAATATAATATACATATATTTTGGACTACAGCTGGGAAAGATGGGTATAAAAAATTTTTAGAAAAAAACAAATGGATTAAAACGTTAACTTGTGAAGATCATTTTGTTAAAATAATTAATTAACTATGGGAGATGTAGGAAAATCAGTACAAGCAGGTGCAGATCTAGCTATTGGAATGGCGCAGGTTGGTCTTGGGTATGCTGGATTAAGTTTTCAAAAGCAGCAATATAGAGACGCTAGAAGACGTGAACAAGGTTTGATGGCAGAAATGGAAGAGATAGAAAACACAAGGCAAGATGTTATAAACCCTTATGAAGGTGTAGAAGACTTGACTGGTATGATTTCTAATCCTATGGCAACTTTATCTGTAGCCACACAAGCAGCTGAATTCCAAGCTGAAGAAGCTGATATATCACTAGCTAATACTTTAGATACGCTAAGAGCTACAGGCGCGTCAGCTGGTGGAGCTACTGCTCTTGCCCAAGCAGCATTACAAAGTAAGCGTGGTATATCTGCAAGTTTAGAACAGCAAGAGGTTAATAACGAAAAACTTAGAGCACAAGGTGAAGCTAAAGTGTTACAAGCTAGAATAGCTGAAGCCCAACGTATGCAGCAAGCGGATGTATTAGGTAGAGAGTTTGTATATGGTGAAGAAGAAAGAAGGGATATGGAGCAACTAAATAGGCTGCAAGCGCAAATAACAGGTCAACAACAAGCCCAAACAGCCGCCACACAAGGAGTAGCCGCTGTAACAGGTTCTACTATAGGAGCTCTTCAAGGACTTGGTGATACTATTGGTAGTACAGATTTTAGCTCTAACAAAACTCCTGGTAATACTGGAAAATATAATGATTTTAGCGGATTTAATCCTAATCCTTAACAATATTAACGATGGCACAATTACCAAGATTTTCAAGAAACTACGGGCGTTCAGGCGCTTACGAAAACCCATCTACAGTTGTTGATACAAAAACAGCTCAGATATGGGCTAATGTTATAGACAATATAGGCAAACAAACACAAGCTAGATTAGCAAGTAAAAGAAAAGCTGAAGCTGCAGTAGTAAAAGAAACGCAAGATAAAATTGCTTACGGTATTAAACAACGTAAAGAAAATGCTAAAGAAGTTTATAAATTTCTAGGTGTAAATGGTCTTAACAACCCAGCGCTTATTGATTATGCTACAGAACAAATAGATACGCTTACAAAAATAGACATGGAGTCTTATAAGGCCACTGATCCAAGAGAAGCTAATGAGTTCGCTAAACAATACGATGCGCAGTACCAAAGCATGCTTAGCATGAAAGGTGTTCTTACTTCAATGAAAGAATCTGATGCTATGTGGAAAGCTGGTTTAGGTAGTGAATCTACAGTTCTTGGTGTTGGCAGTCCAGGTGGTTTATCTGCTTACAGTGATAAAGATCGCCAGTATATTTATGGAAACATGATAAGAAGTGGTATGGGTGATGGTGGTACTGAAAGATTTTATAAAGATGAAGCTGGTACTATGATGGTTGAATATAAAGGCGGTGTTGCTGGTAAAGAAGGTTTTACAGTTGTAGCTGAAGATTTCTTTAATTACATGCCTGAAACAGTTCCAGACGATAAAACTGATCTTACTAGTAGACTTCAAAAAAGTAACGTTATAACTAAAGACTTAACTATTAGCCCAACTCTTAGAGAAAAACAAAACGGTGAAGATATTGTTAGATCGGATATAGATCGTAACACTCAAAGTCTAGTTACTTTTTCACCTTTAAATACTTCACAAATAGCAGCTTCTTCTGCTACAATTTCTAAAGCATTAGCTACAAATAGATTAATGTCTGTAGCTGCTCAAAATTCTTACACACAAAACGTAAGACCATTTTTAGAAAGTAGAGGTATTACACAAGAAGACGGTAGTGAATGGCCAAAAGAATTAGAAACTGGAGATGGTATAAACGGTAAAAGTTTTTATAGTGATAAATCACAAGGAATATATAAACAAGCTTTAACAGCTTATACAGAAAACATGTTTGGTTTAAATAAAACAAATCAAGTTATATCAACAACTAAACTTACTGACTCTGAATTTAAACGTCGTCTTGGTATAACTGATGGTGAACCAGTTAAAGAAATAGCTGAAGCAGCGCCACGGGTTTATACAGATATATTTAAAAACCCAGAGTCTTATTTTAAAAATAAAAAAATAGGTGGTAAAGATGTATTGAAAGTAAACGTTTCACCAGGATCTGTGCCAGCAGGCGGTGGTGAAGTTTATCCTATTATAGAGTTAGGTTATAAATCTGGAACTAGCACAAAAGGTGGTGAGCAAACCATATTTACTAGTGATATGATATTTGATCTTAGTAAACCAGCTAGAGTTAGAGCTTTAATAGATATGCTTCCTGAAAGTGCTGATATGAAAAAAGAATTAAGAAAATTAGTAGGTGATAATCCTATAGAAAGCGTATCTATAGAAACGTTTGAGCAAAACCCACCTATTTACAAAGGTATTTCTCTTTAATAATTAAATTATATAATATGAACGAGGATCAGATAAATGAATTAAAGTCTTTGGTTGATGAGTTAACAACTCAAGGTTTATCTACAGAAGAAATACAGAGTAGAGTAGATAAGCGTAAAGCTGAGTTTGCTGAAACTGTAGAAGTTACAGAAGAAATACAAACTGGCCCTACAGAGGGAAAGACAAACGGTGCTGTGGCAAAGGGTGCAACTGCAACACCGGTAACCGGGCAAGCACCCGAGAGTACGGTATCAGACTCGGTAGATACTTCTGGGGAATTACAAGCAAATGATCAAGGTTATTTTAGACAAGAAAGAAAAAAAGGCAGATTAGCTGAAGATATAAGGCAAGATGTATATAATGCTTCTGAACAAATAACAAAACCTGTTAGAAAAGTAGACGATCAAGGTGAGTTTGTTTACGGAGATCAAAGAGACTTAAACAAACAAGTTGCTGACTACAACGTTGCTTTAAATGATTTAATAAATGCGAAAGGCCAGTTTGAAAACTTTGCTGATTACACCCAGGAAGAAAGATTAAATTTAGTTGATAAGGTAATAGCTAAACCTAATTATAATAAAAAAGTTTATAACCAAAACACAGATACTTACGAAATAGAACCTACTAAAGAATTTGTAAGTATGGTAGAATCGCACATGCCTAGCGATATGGAAATGTATGATACTCCTGAAGAATGGGCACAAGCATTAAACCAAGGTAGATCGCAGGCGTTTAGTAAAGATCCTGTTATGCGTACAGCTTTAAATGCGCAAGTAAAATTAAACGCTGATAAAGTAAATGAATATCAAGAAAGCTTAAAAGATAAATATGATTTTTCTAATCCTGAAACTTTTGAAGCAAACCTAGCGTTAGCTAATTCAGATGTAGATAAATATATACAAGAAGAAATTTTAGTACCTTTTGAAAATTCTGATTTATTTAAGTCATTACAAACTCAATACTTAGATGTTTCTGAGTCTATATTAGCTGATAAAAATAAACAATACGCTAGAGCCCAACATTCTTTTTTAGATGAAGGAGGTTTAAGCGAGTTTGCTTTAATCGAAGGTACTGTTAAAGGTGTTAAACAAATGTCTTTAGGTTTTAATCAAGCTGACTTAAGTAAGTTTCATGGACAAGTTGCTTCTATTAACAGCGATATTAATAAACTTCAAACAGAAATAGACAGTGGTAATTTAACTTTAGATTCTGAAATCACAGATCCTTTAAATAGACGTATGAAAATTACAGTACGT